CATGACATTTCAATTTGGGAACCTTTCGAGCGTTATAGTAATTTTGATATTGCTAGGTATATTGAGGATCTACGATCTACTGTGGTATATTATTTCAGAGAAGAGTGTGATGAAACAGCGCAACTATGTAGCCAAGTACGCACAGCGTAGCGGCGCAGGTAAACATAAGGAGAAACCTATGAGAGAATATAATTATGATGATTGGAATGATGCCGACCAACAAGGTGTACCTATGGAGATGGTAGAAAACCTTGAGGCAAGAATCAGTGAGCTTGAGGAGAATGCCAAGAATGCTGAGGATGATGAAGTCTTTATCCTCTCCAAGATTATTGATCTACAAGACACTGCGATTGAAGCAAAGGCTTGGGCTGTTGTTGGTAAGCTAGAGTATATCATTGGCTTACACTCAGCAACTGTGTTTGTCAAGGCTAGGCAGTTGTTAAATAAAGACAAAGAAAACATGGCGGGTCCTCTATGAGCGCATGGCTTATTGCAGCAATGGGTGTTGTGTACGCAGTGGTGAGCGTTGACTTACTTACTAAAGGCAACACTGGACTGGGCATAGCCTTTATAGGTTACGCTATCGGGAACGTGGGCTTGACACTGGAGGCTATGAAGTGACTAACTTCCTGCTTCTGATGTTAATTGTAGTTATCTTCGCTTTTTGGATAGGATTTAAGGAGAAGTAAATGGTCAAGCATAGGGTCTCAGGTGTGCCATATGAGGTAGACCTGCCAAGCGAACCTGAAATTAAGTCACCTTGTATTGAGGTATGTGAGATTGACTTTGATACTAAGCTATGTTATGGTTGTCACAGATCAAGGATGGAGATAGAGAATTGGTTCCACATGAGCAGGAAAGATAAGCTACAATTGTTAGAAACACTTAAAGAACGAGAGGACTATTATGGTAAGTACGAAGACTAAGAAACCAGTAAAGAAAGTAGAGACAGAAGAAGTAGTTACTAACATTACAGTAGCTGACTGTACTGAGTTTGCGTCAATTGCTTTTGACAAGAATAATAACTTGTATGGTATTGACAAGCAAGGTAGTTTGTTCTTCTATGTTTGGGACTCTAAAGAGTGGGTGGCTAAATGAGATGCCTAAGTTGTAACGTAGCATTGACAGACTTTGAAGCAACGAGGAAAGGTCTTAACACACAGGAATTCCTTGACTTATGTAACTCTTGCTTTTATACTATTAAGGATGATGTTTTAACGATAGACAGGAGTGACCTTGAAGAAGAGGACTTGGGATACGGTGATGATGATACTAGCAGTGATGGTGTGGATATTGATGTTGACATGGATAACTGACTATGCTATACTATCTATTAAGTAACTCTTTAATACTAAGAACTACTATTAATAATAATCTTAATAAGGATACTAAGTATGAACTCTGAAGAGCAACAACAGATCCAAGAAGAAGCACACTACTGGTTCTGTCTCAATGACGTGGCAGACTATGTAGAGTTATTAGGGACAAACCAAGTCATAAAAGATGTGGCTGTCCTGTTAGAGCAACGCAAGGAGATGGATAAGCGGGTCAATGACTTCAGTCAATTAGGCGATGTAGCCTTTTGAATTGCACCTTGGCTTGCATTTCATGTGCTGTCCCTTTTTATCCGAATACCTAACCATAGATAACTATCTATTTGGAGTTCAAATTGCAAGAGAAACTGATTTTAAACCTAGCAAAAGCTAACGCTGCAAAGAAGGCTGGGTACAAGCATAGGACACCAGTCCAACACTGGGAGGAAGACAAGACTAGCCTACGCAAAAGCATCAATGCCAAGTGCTATGACTGCTGTCATGGAGACACTGACGAGGTGAAGAATTGTACTGTCACTGCCTGCCCTCTGTGGTTTGTACGTCCCTATCAGGAGAAGACCAGTGGCTGAACAACTGAAGGCACATCAGCCTTGTCCTGACTGTGGTAGTAGTGACGCACTGACCTACTATGACTGGGGCAGTCTTTGCTTCAAGTGTGGTGAGAAGAAGTCAACCAAGGGCGATATGAAACCAAACCTAACCAAGGTTCAATCAAAGATGACTAACGTACATGACCTAATCTATGGCTCTGTGGTTGATCGAGGACTGACTCGTGATACCTGCCTGACCTATGGTATTGGTGTAAAGGATAACTACTATTACTTTCCCTACTACAACGGGGATAACTTAGTAGCATACAAGAAGCGCAACACAGACGATAAACGATTTAGCATCGAAGGGACATGGCAGCAAGGAACTCTCTTTGGGCAGCAGTTGTTTACCAAAGGAGGGAAGTATGTCACTATTTGCGAAGGGGAGTTTGACGCTGCGGCAGCGTATCAGATGCTGGGTTCTAAGTACCCTGTGGTTTCTGTTAGGAATGGTGCAGGTAATGCAGTACAGGATATCAAGACGAACTACGAATGGCTCGACTCATTCGAGAACATCGTCATATGTTTTGACAATGATGATGCAGGCAGAACTGCTGCTGCACAAGTTGCTGAGATCCTTGGAACTAAAGCCAAGATATTTAAAGGAACCAAAGATGTTAAGGATGCCTGCGAATACAATGGGCAAGGACAAGGGAAGGAATTCGTAGACCTGTGGTGGAAGGCTGAGCGTTTCACGCCTGACGGTATCATCGATGGTGCTGGGTTGTGGGACTTGGTTAACCAGCCAGTCGAGCGTGCTAAGGTTCAGTATCCTTTCTCTGGTCTGAATGACCTGACCTATGGTGTACGTGAGGGAGAGCTAGTTACAATCACTGCAGGGTCTGGACTAGGTAAGTCTCAGTTTCTACGAGAGATTGTGTACCACATCCTACAAAACACTGAGGATAATATTGGGTTGTTGTTCCTTGAAGAGTCTGTGAAGCGTACTGCTAAGAGCATCATGAGTTTAGCGGCCAATAAACCATTGCACCTACCTGATACTGAGGCAACAGATGATGAACTTAAGTCTGCTTTTGACAGCACTTTGGGTACTGGACGTGTGTTTCTTTTTGATCACTTTGGGTCTACTGCAATCGACAACATTATCAACAGAGTCCGCTTTATGGCTAAGGCTCTTGAGTGCAGGTTTATTTTCCTTGACCACGTGTCTATTGTGGTATCTGCACAAGACAATGGAGATGAACGTAAAGCTCTAGACGAAATCATGACCAAGCTTCGTATGATTGTACAAGAGACTGGTATTAGTTTATTCTGTGTCTCCCACCTTAAGCGTCCTGATGGCAAGGGTCACGAGGAAGGAGCAGCCACGTCCTTGTCTGCCTTGCGTGGGTCAGGTTCTATTGGTCAACTGTCTGACATGGTGCTAGGCTTGGAGCGCAATGGACAGTCAGAGGATCTGAAGGAGCGACACACCACACGAGTCAGGGTTCTTAAGAATCGATTCAGTGGTCTGACTGGTCCTGCCTGTGCTTTGTACTATGACCGCATCACTGGGCGTATGACAGAGACACACGAAGACAAAGAACTGTGATATAATATTAGGATGAGAATCGCACTTGATATCGAAACTAATCTTAGCCACAATACTATTTGGTGTTGTTGCACTTACAATCTGGATACTAAGGAAGTGGTAGCATGGACAGAGGCAGAAAGTTTCAACCAGTTTATTCAGAAAGCCAGTCTGATAGTAGCTCACAACGGGATAGCTTTCGACTTTCCAGTACTAAACAAGGTTTGGAATACTTCTATTCGTATGAACCAAGTTCGGGACACACTGGTTATGTCAAGACTATCAAATCCTCAAAGAGAGAACGGACACAGCCTAAAAAGACTAGCAATGCTGGTGGGAAAGGAGAAAAAAGAATACGACAACTTCGACAGCGGGTTGACAGACGAAATGCTGGAGTACTGTAAAGAAGATGTACGTATATGTGGTGAGTTATATTTGTATTTGACTAAAGAATTGCAGGGGTTCTCTGAGCAATCCATCGAACTTGAGCACAAGGTTCAGCGTATTATTTCTGAGCAGGAACGCAATGGTTTTAAACTAGATATACCTAAAGCAATGGGTTTAGTAGGGCAGTGGGAGCATAGGCTTTGCGAGATTGAACACGAACTCCAAACCATCTTCCCGCCCATTGTCACCCAACGAGTTAGTGATAAGACAGGCAAGCAGTTAAAGGATGACGTTGAAGTATTCAATCCCGGATCTCGTCAGCAGATAGCTAAGCGTCTGATGAGTAAGGGCTGGAAACCAACTAAGCATACTGACAAGGGAGCAGTGATAGTAGATGAATCAGTCTTGGATGGAGTTGATATACCAGAAGCAAAACTCATTGCCGAATACCTACTCATTCAGAAACGGGTGGCTCAAGTTAAGTCATGGCTTACTGCTGTATCTGAGGACGGACGGGTTCACGGTAAGGTCATCACCAACGGAGCAGTCACGGGACGGATGACACACCACAGCCCTAACATGGCTCAGGTTCCTAGCAGTAGTAGTCCTTGGGGACATGAGTGTAGGGATTGCTGGACAGTAATAGATAACTATCTATTGGTAGGTGCAGACGCTAGTGCCCTAGAACTTAGGATGCTTGCTCACTATATGAAGGATCAAGACTATGTCAAGACAGTCACAGAGGGATCGCAAGAGTTGGGAACTGATGTCCACACGAAGAACCAGAGAGCTGCAGGACTTGCTACAAGGGCGCAGGCCAAGACGTTTATCTATGCCCTACTATATGGCGCAGGACCTGCCAAGATCGGGACGATTGTTGGTGGTGGAGCAAAAGAAGGCAAGGAACTCACGAGTGCTTTTCTTCGGAACACTCCTAGCTTACAAAAGCTTAGGGCAAAGGTTGAAAGGTTATCAGAGGGAGGGACGCTTGAGGGTCTTGATGGACGCAAGCTACAGATACGTTCCCAGCACAGCGCACTCAACACATTGCTTCAAAGTGCTGGTGCAATAGTAATGAAGCAGGCTCTTGTCTTATTGTACGACAAGCTACGAAAGGCTAAGCTGTCAGCTAAGTTTGTAGCTAACGTGCATGACGAGTGGCAGATAGAATGTTTAGCTGATCAAGCTGACAAGGTAGGAACTCTAGCAGTAGAGAGTATTAGGGAAGCAGGTACAGTGTTGAAGTTACGTTGCCCACTTGATGGGGAATACAAGAAAGGACAATCATGGGCACACACCCACTAGATAAGGACGATGAGTTTTGGGAGGATATGGAAGATGTTGTGTTCATTTGTGTTAAGAAAGACAAAAGAATTAACATGAAGACATCTGTCAGAGACATGGACGAACTTCAGTCCATCTTTAGCACTGCCCTAATGATGGCAACATTTCATAAGGTGAAACAGGAGGATATTGACAAACTACACTGATGTGGTATACTATTATGGTAGCTGTATTTTTTAACTTAACTTGTTCAGGAGAACATTATTATGGATTTGAAACCTCTTAAGATTGAAGCTGATATCATGTGGGCATTTCTTGATACCCCAAATCAGATGTCGGGTAAGTATCAAGTAGATCTTTGCAATCTCTCCAAGCCAGCAATTAAGGCACTAGAAGAGATTGGTATATCAGTTCGCAATAAAGAAGAAAAAGGTTTTTTCATTACTGCTAAGTCTAAGAACTATCCTATCACCACTGTTGATTCAGAAGGTAATCGAGTGACGTGCAAGGTAGCCAACGGTTCACGAGGCGTTGCTTTGATTAAGCCCTATGCTTACAACAAGAATGGTAAGAGCGGTGTTAGTGCTGGTATCAACAAGCTCACAGTAACAAAGCTTATTGAATACGTAGGTGCTGATGGCGTTACTGCTGATGATGACGTTCTGTAAATAGATAATTAGCTAAAGGAAAGAAGATGACAACAAAGAAATTAACAGCGCCAACACCTAAGTTTAATGTGAAGGTATCACCAGTAGAGTCTGTGTTTGAAGTAGAGGTTGATGGATTGCCTGCCTCATTCTGGGGAGGAGAATGCTTCAAATTCTCTGTGTCCTCAGATGGTTCTGTTACTATCAATGACAACGAGTTCTCTAGTAAGAAGCAGGCAGCACAGGCACTCGAAGCTATGGCTACGTTTCTGAAGAAGTAATGTTAGCACTCATCGATGCCGACATCGTCTGTTACAGAATTGGATTCGCTTCCGAAGATGTTAACGACAAGCTATGCTTGGCACGATGTGCTGAGTTTATGGAGGAGCTAGTGATGAAACCTTGGGTGAGGGATTATCAAGGTTATCTCACTGGTTCCAACAACTACAGAAAAGACATAGCAGTAACAGCACCATACAAAGGAAATCGAGTATCAGCCAAACCAAAACACTATGAGCTTATTCGAGAGTACTTACATAAAGCATGGGCGTGTGAGGTTGTAGAAGGACAGGAAGCTGATGACGCTATTGGTATCAAGGCTTATGAGATTGGAGACATCGAAGAATATATCATCATGTCTATAGATAAGGACCTTGATATGATTCGTGGTTGGCACTATAACTTTATTAAGGATAAGAAGTATTTGATTGATGACCAAGAAGCTATCAAACATTTTTATACGCAGATACTTACTGGCGATAGGGTTGATAATATTGTTGGTCTAAAAGGCATAGGTCCAAAGAAGGCAGCAAAGATTCTAGAGGACTGTATTACCGAAGCCGATATGTACAAAGCAGTATTAGAAGCATACGACAACGATGAAACTAGAGTCTTGGAGAATGGACAATTGTTATGGATACGAAGAAACGAAAACCAGATTTGGTCACCTGCCCTTTGCAGTACATCC